ACGTTTAGGTCTAAGCGAAGACGAGATGGCAGAAAACGAACGTCTATGGGCTGAAGAGCAGGGCAAAGGCAAGTCTATTGGTACTGATAGTGCTGGAGAATTGCGTAGTGCAGGCTTGTCAGCAGGTGGTATTGCTAGTGATGTTAATGGTGAAAACGATTTGTCTGCTCCTGAAGAGATGACCAACGGTATGGAACCAGGACAAGAACAAAATCCTGCTACTGGATTAGGTGGCGCGGCGGCTCAAGCACCTACAACTCCGCCCCCAACAGTATAAATATAATATGATTCTCAGAGAACTATTTTATATCGACGCTTCAACACGACATGTTGCCAACGACATGCGATATGATTCAGGCCGTGACGGCAGTGAAATGCATCGTAGCGACACACGTAAGACTCGTTTAACACTACAACAGATTAATGAATTGCGTAAAAGTAGTGAAGCGCATATACTAGAACAAGAGACTGAGCTGGAGTTTATCAATACAATGTATGCTAAACCACCAGAGCCAGCTCCACAATAAAATAAAAACAGGTCAAAACGACCTGTTTTTGCTATATATCTGCACTATTTTTTAACAATAGTGTAAATATCTTACAGCCTTGTAAATACAAACCACAGGAGATACACATGACTGATCGTAAGCAATTTGAAGCCATGCTTGAGGCATTGATCAATGAAGATCAAGAAACAGCAAAAGAATTATTCCACAATATCGTTGTAGCAAAATCACGTGAAATTTACGAAGAATTGCTAGAAAACGATTTCGGCGCCTCAGAAGATGATGGTAAAGATAAAGAAGACGACAAAGAAGACGGCGACATCGGTGGCGATGCTACAGATAGTTTTGCTGACGAAATTGAAGATGATGCCGACGAAGCAGAAGACGACGCTGAAGACATCAAAGACGACGCAGAAGAATCAGAAGGCGAAGATGAAGATGTAGAAGATCGCGTTCAAGATTTAGAAGATGCTCTAGAAGATCTAAAAGCAGAATTTGAACAAATGCTAAAAGGTGAAGAGCATGAAGAAGAAGGCGAGCCAGGAATCCACGGTGAAGGCGAGCCAATGCATGACATCGAAGGCGATATGGACGGCGGTGAGCCAGAAGTAGAAGACGAGTCAATGGGCGATACAAAGACTATTCATCACGTACACCATGATGCTAACGACACATCAATGCCATACGAAGAATCATATGACAGCGATGAACAATTAATTCGTGAATACGTAGAAAAAGTTGGTATGAACTGGGAGTCAGCAACTACTAGCCAAGAAGGCGGTCACGTAGGTGCAGTTGCAGGCGGACAAAATGGTCCAGTTAATGCACGTAGTACAGTTAACGGTTCAATGGTAAACGACATGGGTGGAACAACAAGTAACATCGCTCAAACCGGTACTCCATCAAACGTTTATGCTAACAAAGGTCAATTGTCAGGTAATGCAGTACTAAAAGGTACAGTAGTTGACAATCCAGATGCTAAAGGTAATATCAACGTTCCAGGCGGCAAAGCAGGTAAGACAGCGTTCAAGACACAAGTAAAAGGTGGCGGAATTGATCGTCAAGCTGGATTTGACAAGCCAGGAAAAGAAGTTGGTGCTAAAGACTCCAGCGGCAAAGGCGAAAGCAACACACAAAGTTCTATTCGTCCACGTAAGTAATTAAAACAGAGACTATATTAAAAATATGTCACTATACCTCCGAGAGAATCTCAGTTTCAACGAAGCAAAAATGGTCGTTGAGTCTGATGACAAAGAAGGAAAAAACTTATACATGTCCGGGATTTGCATCCAGGGCGGTATACGTAACGCTAACCAGCGTGTTTATCCTGTGCAAGAGATTGGCAAGGCTGTCAAAACCCTTAACGATCAGATTCAAAACGGCTATTCAGTTCTCGGAGAAGTAGATCATCCAGATGATCTAAAAATTAACCTGGACCGTGTGTCCCACATGATAGTTAATATGTGGATGGACGGCCCTAATGGTTACGGTAAACTGAAAATTTTACCAACCCCAATGGGACAACTAATCAAGACAATGCTGGAAAGCGGAGTTAAGTTAGGTGTTTCAAGTCGCGGATCCGGAAACGTCAAAGCTGACGGATCCGGTGAAGTATCAGATTTTGAGATTATCACAGTAGATATGGTAGCTCAACCTAGTGCTCCAGGAGCATACCCAACACCAATTTATGAACACCTTATGAATAATAAGGGAGGATTAAGTGCCTTACGCATAGCGCAAGAGGTCAAGGGCGATCCTAAAGCACAGAAATATCTCAAAGAGAGCTTATTAGAAATAATAAGCAAACTCCAATAAAAGGAGAATCACATGTTGGATGCACTAAAAAGTTTGTTTGAGAATAATGTGATTTCTGAAGAGATCAAAGCTTCACTTGAGTCAGCTTTCGAAGCTCGTTTAAACGAGAGTCGCGAAGTTATGACACAACAATTACGTGAAGAATTTTCTAAAAAGTACGAACACGACAAAGCACAGATGGTTGAAGCAGTTGATCGCATGATCACTGACCAACTAGCGGCTGAAATCGTAGATTTTGCTGAAGATCGTAAACAATTAGCTGAGATGAAAGTCAAGGCCGCTAAGAAAGCTAAGAAAGATGGCGAAATGATGAAGGAATTTGTCACACGTCAACTAGCTAGCGAAGTATTAGAATTGCACGAAGACCAAAAACAAATGGCCAGCAAATTTGGTATGTTAGAAAGTTTTGTAGTAGAAGCTCTTGCTCAAGAAATTACAGAGTTTTACAAAGACAAGCAAGACCTTGCTGAAACCAAGGTACGCCTAGTTCGTGAAGGACGTGAGCAACTTGCTAAAGTAAAAGAACAATTTGTTCAACGTGCGGCTACAATGGTTGATCAAGTAGTAACAGAAGGTTTAACAACTGAAATTACTAGCTTGAAAGAAGACATTGAAGCGGCTCGTCGTCAAGATTTCGGTCGTAAGTTATTCGAGGCTTTTGCCGCAGAATATCAAACAAGTTATCTAAACGAAAAATCAGAAACTGCTAAATTACTCAAAGTTATAGACTTGAAAACAGCTGAACTTACAGAAGCGCAAGCTCATGTATTGATGGCGCAAAAAGTAATAGAAAGTAAAAAAGCAGAAGCACAACGCTTAGAAGAAAGCATTGAGCGTCAAAAAGTCATGAGTGAGTTGCTAAGTCCACTTAACAGTGAACAAAAGCAGATCATGGGTGAATTAATGGAGACTGTGAAAACATCAAAACTTGTAGAAAGTTTTGACAAGTATCTACCAGCAGTAGTTGCTGGCAAAGCTCCTCAAAAACAACAACAAAAACAGGCACTAGTAGAGGCTAAGGAAGTTACAGGGAACAAAGTTTCCAACACCACACGTAGCAGCGAGAGCGACAGCAATATCTTTGATATACGTCGTTTAGCTGGACTAAAAATTTAAGGAGAATTTAAATGTCAGAACTACTAAACGGACGTTGGCAGGAAACTAAAGAAGCACTTTTAGAAGGCCTACAAGGCACTAAAAAGTCAGTTATGGCGGTTACACTAGAAAATACTCGCAAGTATTTGATGGAAAGCCCTACAGCTGGTGCTACTTCTGCCGGCAACGTCGCAACACTAAATCGCGTGATTCTTCCAGTAATCCGTCGCGTTATGCCAACCGTTATTGCTAACGAGTTATTAGGCGTACAACCAATGACTGGTCCAGTTGGTCAGATCCATACACTACGTGTACGTTACTCTGATACATCATCTGGCGCTTCAGTAACAGCAGGCGAAGAGGCATTAAGCCCATTCAAGATTGCGGCTTCTTACTCTGGTAACCAAGTTGACGGTACTGCTAAAGCGGCTTCAACAGCTTCTTTAGAAGGTCAAGCTGGTAACAGAATGAGCATCCAAATCTTGAAACAAACAGTTGAAGCTAAGACACGTAAGTTATCAGCTCGCTGGACTTTCGAGGCTGCTCAAGATGCGCAAGCACAACAAGGTATTGACGTAGAAGCAGAAATCATGGCCGCTCTAGCACAAGAAATTACTGCTGAGATCGACCAAGAAATTTTAGCTAGTCTATTGACTTTAGCTGGTACTCCAGCTGAAACATATGACCAGTCTGCAGTTTCTGGTACAGCTACATTCGTTGGTGACGAACATGCCGCATTGGCAATTCAAATCAACCGTGTAAGTAACTTGATTGCTCAACGTACACGTCGTGGTGCAGGTAACTGGGCTGTTGTAAGTCCATTTGCTTTAACCATTCTACAATCTGCTACTACAAGCGCATTTGCTCGTACAACAGAAGGTACATTCGAAGCACCTACAAACACTAAGTTTGTTGGTACATTGAATAACGCAATGAAAGTGTATGTTAACACATACGCAACAGATTCAACATCAATCCTAATTGGATACAAAGGCGCTAGCGAAAGCGATGCGGCTGCGTTCTATTGCCCATACATTCCATTGATGAGCAGTGGTGTTGTTCTAGATCCATCAACCTTCGAACCAGTCGTTTCATTCATGACACGTTATGGTTACGTAGAACTAAGTAACACAGCGTCATCTTTAGGTAACGCGGCTGACTACTTAGGTACAGTTGGTATCACAAACAGTAACGTTAAATTCAGTTAATCTGTTTTTAAGCAGTACTATGATAAAAGCACTCTTCGGAGTGCTTTTTCATTTGTAGCTAAATACATAGTACGACTCACATGGGGTGAGTTTTATGCGGAAATCCAACCGCGTACGGCCTAGAACGCCGTTTTTCTACAAAGGAGAAAACAAAATGGGACGTCCTCTAAATAAAAAATATATCGGTAAGCGTAACACAGGTGCCACAGGCTTATTTGGTAACACAAGTTTAATACCAACAGACTATGATCTAGGTGGTTTGAAAGCTCTTGGCTCTACTGTTACTACAGCAGGTTCATATACAAATGCTCAAGCAGTAGCATTAACAACAACATTTCCAAAACCAGCACTAGCTGGCGAAGGCGCCGTTACAGCAGTTGGTACACCAACTTTTGCCTATTTGAGCAATGCTTCAGTAACTGGTACAGCTACTAAAGCCTACGGCGGTGGTACAGGTGTAGTATCAATCACAGCAGGTGGCGGTACAGTTACATTTACACCAACATTAACATCAAGCACAACTGGTATTTCAGTAACTAGTATTTCAACAGCTGGTGTTGCAGTGGTAGCTAGTGGTACATATATCACTGGTCAAGATTTCGTAGTAACTGGTGGTACAGCCGCTGGTACATATTATGTTTTAGTTGGTGGTACAAGTGTAACATCAATTACATTAACAGATACATACGCTCACGCTATTGCTGGTACAAGTGCAACATTTACAGGTGGTACAGGTGGTACAGCAGTATTAGGTGCAACTTATAACAGTATTAACACATTAACATTAGTATCAGGTGGAACATTCACACAAGCTAACGTTGCATCATTTACCGGTGCTTTGGCAATTACTGACTCAGCTGGTCAAGGTGCTGGACAAACTATTACAGTTACTAGTGCTAACTTTGCTGTTAACGGTGTTACATATTCTAACAATGGTGACGGTTATATCAATACAGTTCCAGTAACTCCTGGTATCAGTGCTACAACTGTAACAACTATTGCTTCAGGTGTTTACGGTACTATCACAGTTGGTGCAACTCCTTTCAACACAATCACATTAGGTACAGCACAAGCCGCTGGTACATTCTATGTAGGTCAAGTAGTTACATTTACTGGTTCAGCAAGTACAAACTTTATTGGTGGTACAGCCGCTCAAAGTAATGCTTATGCAACTGGACAAAGCTATATTGTTACAGCAACTAACGGCACAAGTACATTGACATTTGTAGGTTCTGATGGTACAGCACTATCAGGCGGCGCCGCAGGTGCAGTAACTGGTTTATCAATTGTATTGTACAAAGAAACAGTAAGTTCAACAGACCAGTTAGTTCCAGGTATGAAAGTTGTTACAACCGGTTCAGGCGGCAGCTTGTCAGCTGGTACATACTACATTATTGCTGTAAACGGATCAACTGAAATTGTTCTAAGTAGTTCAGTAGGTGGTAATGCCGCAGTGGTAACTTCGGCAACAAGTTTGACAATTACTACAGTAGTAAGTGGTAACACAGCAATCACATTTAGTTCAGGTACTGCGGCCGCAACAATGACATTTGCCGCACAAGTAACAACTGGTTATAGTGGTAACTATGCCGCTATTCAAGCACAGTCATTAGCTACGACAGGCGGTGTTGTTCGTCAAGATACTGATATTATCAAACAAGAAAACTATCAACGTTTCCGTGTTGAAAGTTCTGACGGTGCATTCTATGCTAAACTAGTTAACACTTTCCCAACAGTTGGTGGAACAATGGCTATTAACGCTACTGACTCTGCTGGTGGTACATATTGGGTAACTAAGATTACTAATCGTCGTTGCCGTGTAACACAAAACACTGGTAACCAGTTTACAAACGGTTCTCAAGTTAACTGGACATTTGGCTCACCAGTAGCTAACGTTTCAGTTAAGATCGATAACGCTTAATAGTTAAAGATTGAGAAGGGGCTTCGGCCCCTTCTCATAAGGAATATTATGTCACGTATACTTGCAGTAGCTAGTAGCAATTATAAAATTCAAGTCGCAAATGGCGGCACTATTACACTTGATACACAAGCAGGTGGATCTGGTTACGGGACTGTTAACGTAAACGGAAATTTAAATGTATTTGGTACTACAACATACGTACAAACTACTAACACAGAGATAAGCGATAATATACTTCAGCTCAACTATGGTGAGCCTGGGCCGGGAATTACTGCCCTTACCGCAGGTATAGAAATCGAACGCGGCCCAACAACATCAGCCGCCCAATTTTTATTCAGTGAGAGTATAACTCACTGGGAAGAAGGTACTTTTACATTAACAAATGTAAAAATTACAGGAACAGCTGGACAATTTAGCTGTAGTACAACTAGCCCTATTACACTGTCAGTAGGCGCTACTGTAACAATTACTGGATCATTTACCAACGGATCTATTACAGGATATTCAAGCCCAACAACTTATTATGTTATTGGCACTCCAACACAAACAACATTTACATTGTCTGCCAGCTACGGTGGATCTGCGGTTACAACAACAAGCAGTGGCGGTTCCGTAATTGGCGCAACAGCAGTAGCTTCAAATCCTTCATCTAAATCAGGTTCGTTTGTGGCAAGAACGGCAGACGGAGTACTAAGCGGTATAGCTTTAGAAACAATTACAAATGCTGGCGGTAACACTGATATTGTGTTTGACATGCAAAACACAGCAAGAGTATTAACAATTGCCAACGGATCAGCTTACACAGCTAGCGTAAGTCGTCCAGGCGATATTCCTAATTTAGCGTTTTTACAAAATTACGTAGCCAGTACTTATGTACCAGGTGGCGGCCAGGGTATTGCTATTGTAAACAGTGTACAATATCCATTAACTGGAACATTAGCCGCATCAAATACTCATATTGTTGCAAGTGCAACTGATATTAAATCTTATGTTGGTGCCACAGTAATTTCCACACTTAACACTTCAGGCGTTACATTTGGATATGTCCAGGTTGGTGGATCATCAACTCCAAATCAAATAACTAATACTAGTGGAAACAATCTAGTATTAACATCTACTAATAATCGTGTGCAAGTTAGTGCAGTAATAGGATTAGATAATCAAGGTAGTACACCAACATACGCAAGTTCAGGTAATACAATTTATTCAGCAACATCTGGGCCAGGAAAGTCAGGTGTATTTTTTGTAAATAGTTCTAATTATAATGACGAACTAGTGGCTAAGAACCGCGCATTATTGTTAAGCATACTATTTTAAGGAACAAATATGGCAATTCAAAATACATTAGTTACAACCAGCAACTCCGTTATGTATGCAAGCAGTGGAAATAATGCAATTTCTACCATGATTGTTTGTAACTACGGTGCTTCAACTAGCAACTTAACGTTGTATGCAGTTCCAAGCGCAGACGTTAGTGGAACAACTACACAATCTAAACACACAATTATTTCAGCATTGCCAATTCCAGCAGGCGAAACTGTGAGTTTAGATCAAGAAAAATTAGTATTAGCAAATGGCGATACATTAATTGCCATAGCAAGCGTTAACAGTATGTTAACATTTACCATAAGCACATTGGCTGTATAATGAGATTTCTAAAACGTCAAGCACTGGATAGAAGAAGCGCAAGTAAT